TGAATATCAGAGTCTTTTAGAGTAATAATTATCCCAGAAGTTTTATTATATTCATCTTTAAAAACTGGTTTAACTCCAATCAATGTAATCCTCCAACGTTGTAGGTCCCAAATCTTTCTTTACTGCCCACGACCCCTTACACACTTCCATATCTACTTGTAGCGGTATATCCAAACTGTTAGTTTGTAATATATCTCTTATAGCATATGGCACATCTTCAAGTTCTGAATCATGGATTTCACATATAATCTCATCATGAACTTGTAAAAGAATATTGCTTTTCTTATCATCAAGATATTGGTCTACTTCTAGCATACGTTCACTCAACATATCAGCACTAGTGCCCTGTACTAGGTAATTTACACCTTTATAGGCTAAATCCGGGTTTATTCTGTACTTCCGACCGTATCTATTCTTTATCCAACCTCTTCCAGTCACCGTCTTTACGACTTCATCAAAGAAATCTTTAGACCCCTCCATACCTTCAAAGTATTGTTTTTTGTACTTCCCAGCTTCTCTAGGGGTTGTACTAAGTTGTTGAGCCAATTTTTTGTTCCCTATCCCATAAATTGTCCCAAACGTAATTGCTTTTGCCGCCTGCCTATACTCTTTGAACTTATCTGATGTCTCATCTACATCAAAAGCTAATTTAGCGGCTTCACTGTGGAAGTCTACATCATCTTTGTTTAGTATTTCATCAATAGTTTTGTTTCTAAAGTAAGACATGAACACACGTACTTCCATTTGACTGTAGTCAAAACCTACTAAAGAATAACCCTTTCTAGGAATAAACAGTCTTCGTATCGCTATCTGTGATTTATCAGTATCTGTGTATGATTCGTCACCTACAAAAGACCACGTCTTCAAAACATCATCAGATAAATGTTCGTTCATAGACATACCCTTAGCTCCTACGGTAGCAGCAATCTTACCTTTTATTTCCTGCTTCTCATAATCAGATAAGTCTCTCTCTAGTAACCTAAAATGATTCCTAGGTATATTCTGCAAATTAGGTCCTCTGCTTGATAATCTTCCAGTAGCTGTACCCCAGTTACAAAAAGATGTATGCATAGTATCAGTATCCACATAAGGCTCTATGTATGTAGATGTTAGTTTTTCAAGCGTTCTATACTGTCTTATAAGCCCCGCTAACCTGTGGTTTATGTTTACTAAGGCAGCCTCACTCCAAGAGTCTTGTCCTTTAGGTGTTTTTACTGGTGACTCTATTCCTAAGTCTGAAAAAATTTCACCTATCTGTTTAGGACTAGAAACATTAAATTCTTTACCCGCTAATTTATATATCTCGCTCTGAACTTCTTCTAGTCTATGTAAAATCTTAGTCTTAGTATCATTAGCATACTCAGTATCAATAGTAATTCCCCTACGTTCCATTTTGTATAAAACTTTAGTAAGCTTACATTGAAGTTCAAATACTTTTTTCTGCTTTGTTTTTATTACTTGTTTATAGTAATCGGTATATAAACGTGCTGTAAGAATAACATCTTTTTTACAGTATTCCCCAAGCACTGATGGAGGTGCCATAGAAAAGTCCTTACTCCACTTATTAGACCTAAGAACCTTTTTAGTATCTATGTCATATTGAACTGCTCCCTCTCCATACCTTCGTTTGCCAGTAGGGGTAAGTCCAAGGTCTTTTATATCTGAATGTTCTATGAGTCTAACTAAAACTATTACATCAATAAGTTTTTTAGTTATAACTTCTAATCCCTCTTTTTCTAAAAAGTGTAAATCAAATTTTAAATTATATCCTATATAAGATTCAACTTTAGAGTTTAGTAAATCAATTACTTGGGAAAGTTTTTCTGGTGTAAGATTTTCACCTTGATGGTGTCTAAAAGGATAGTATTGAGCAAGTCCATAAACATTCGATTGACCTACACCAATACCGCATATTTGATTGTTTTTATACGGTTCTAATCCATTTGTTTCTACATCAATGACCAAGGTCGGGTCTACCTCTAAAACCGACCTCAGTTCATCAATGTCTGACTGAAAGGAGTCATTGGTAACTACGGACATAATGTCATATGCCCTTCTTAGA